ATGAAGATGAAGATATACCACTTTCTTTAAGCGTTGATGATTTTAAAAATGTAGCTGAACAAGTACAATCTTATTCTAAAGCTTTTAATCTTCCTTCTACTAAAAGAAATAATAAAATATTTAATGCGATATTTGAGATAACAAGGTCTTATGATGGTGTTATATTTAATCCTTATAGAAGAACAAAGTGTGTTTTAAAACAAGATGGTTTTATTTTGTTTGAAGGTTATTTAAGAATGCTTGATGTAACTGATAAGGAAGGAGAAATTAGTTACAATGTAAACTTGTATTCAGAAGTAATAGCCATAGCAGATTTATTAAAAGATAGAACTTTTAGCGATTTAGACTTTACAGAACTTGAACACGAATACAATAAGTCTAATATTAAAAGAAGTTGGAATGATTCAGGTAATAGTATTGTATATACAAATCCAAGTACATCAGGTTTTAGAGATTCCTACACAACTGTAAGATATCCATTTGTAGATTGGAATCATCAATTTATAATAGCTAATAATCCTGGTGGTTCTTCAGGGCCTAATGACGGAAATACACAGCTAACTAATTTAGAAACAGCTTTTCGACCTTTTATAAATATTAAGTACATAATAGATAGAATATTTGAAGCAACAGATTTTACTTATGAGTCTTCTTTCTTTAATGAAGCTGATTTTATTAAGTTGTATATGGACTTTAATTGGGGCGGAGAAGAGCCTGAAACAGGAATAGGAAATTTATCAAATGGAGACCCTCAAGTATTTTCAACAGGTATTTATCAGCCTTTATTATTATATAGTAATGATTTTCCTAGTAATGCAGGTTATAATAGTTCTAATGGTGTATTTACAGCTCAATTTGATAATCAATCTTACATAATAAATGCTGCATTTCAAGTTGCAAATTTAAATAATAATGCTGATTTAAAATGGCGTTGGGTTCATAAAGACGGAAGTGGTAACATTATTGCTGATTTTGATTTAACTCCTTATTTAGGTACAGCAGGCCCTCTTATAATATCCTGGAATATTTCATTAAACATAATATTAAATCAAAACGATACATTAGAATTTCAATATAAAAGTACATTAAATAATTCTTTTCAAAATATTTCATCTTTAACACTTGGAACAGCTTTTGTAATTGCAACTAATAATACAATTTTACAAACATTAAGAGGTGAATTAGGTCAATGGGATTTTTTAAAAGGTATAATTACAATGTTTAACTTAGTAAGTTTACCTGATGAAAACAACCCTAACAATATAAAAATTGAACCTTATGAAGATGTATTTATTACTCCTGCATTAACTACACCTCCATTAAATTGGACTGAAAAGATAGATGTATCACAAATGAAACTAACACCTTTAACTGAATTAAATAAAAAGACAATGTTTAAGTTTGTAGAAGATGATGATGATTATTCTTTTATGCAATATAAAAATGCTGTTGGAGGTTTTTTGTATGGAAGTCAAAAGTTTGACGCTACGAATGAATTTAACATACTAGATGGAGAAGATGAAGTAGTTGCAGAACCTTTTGCAGCTACGATAGTAAAACCTATAATGGATAATTTTCCAGACTTTATTACTCCTGCAATTTATGCTATGACTGATGATGGTAATTCTGAAGGTTTTGAAAATAGTCCTAGAATTATGTATAACAACGGAATTAAAAATACAGGTTCTACTTATTTTATGCCTGAACAAAATGGTTTAAGCAGTGAGAATCAAGCTAATTTTTTACAATTTAGTCATTTGTCTACAATACCTTCTACTTCAGATACTTTAGATTTTCATTTCGGAGAATGTCAATTATTTACAGGAGTAGGGAATCCAACAGCACAAAATTTATTTAACTTATATTGGCTACCTTATTTAAACGAGCTTTACAATCCAAATACTAGGACTATGACAATTAAAGTAAACCTTAGTCCTGCTGACATTAATACATTTAAATTTAACGATTCAGTTTTTATAAAGAACCGAGTCTTTAGAGTTAACAAGATAGACTACAAGCCAAACGATTTAGCAACAGTAGAATTTATACTTATACCATAATGCCAAAAGTTAGAACAATACCATTCTTATCAGGATTTACAGTTAAGCCATCTTCTATTTCAGAGCTTGGAGATTTAACATTTACTGATGGAACTAATCTAGTAAAACCAAATCAGTTACAATGTGAAGCTTATGGATATACCTATAATAAAGTAAAAGGAACTTGCTCTACATTTAAGTATAATACTACTATAATTAGAAATGTATCAAATGAAAATAATAAAACTTTTGGTTCTAATAACTATACAGAATTAGGTACAAACAACACCCTGATTATGGGTGAAAGTAATACTGTTAGAGGTTTTTCTAGGAATAGTATTATAACAGGAAGTAATAATTTAATAGAAAATGGAGTAAACAATGCAAATGTTTCAGGTACTTTAGGAGAAGCTACAGCTGATAACTCAATAGTATTGGGTGGTAACAATGGTTCTGATGCTATAGGGGAAAGACAAAATATTACTGTTATGTATGGAACGCTAACAGAAGATAACAGCACAGTTGATAGTTACCTAAATAACATAACAGGAAGTTATTTTCAAATACCTTTAAATTCTATAGTAGCATTTCAAACAGAAACAGTAGCAGTTAGAATAGGAGGAACAGGAACAGGAAGCACAGGAGATTTTAAGTCATTTATAGAAGTAGGTTCTGCTGTAAATAAATCAGGTGTTTTGAGTATAGACAGCACAAGAACTATAATTGCAAATTCAGGAACTACTACAGGTTGGATTTCTACAGTAGGTGTTTCAGGTACTAACTTTTTACAGCAAGTAAAGGGAGCGAATAACAGAGATATTATGTGGGCAACAACAATAAGATTTACACAAATTAAAACAGGAGTAGCACTTTAAAAAATATAATTATGGCAGAAAAAATAGTAATAGAAGCAGAAGTTAAATCTAATATTGGTGAGGTGTCTAAGGAAACTAAAAACGCAGCAGCTGAGTTTAAGATTATGGGAGTTTCTTTAAATGGAGTAAAGGCAGGATTTGCTTCAGCAGCAGTTACTGCAAAAGGAATGTTTGGTACGATAAAAGCAGGATTAATAAGTACAGGACTAGGTGCTTTTGTAGTTGTTTTAGGTTCTTTAGTAACATTCTTTACTAAGACTAAAAAAGGTGCAGAATTATTAGAAGTAGCTTTTGCAGGAATAGGTGCAGCAGTTAATGTAGTAACTGACCGAGTTGCTAAGTTTGGAGGTGCTATTGTTAAATTATTTAAAGGAGATGTAAAAGGTGCATTAGGGGATGTAAAAGGTGCTTTTTCAGGCATTGGTACTGAAATAGCAAATGACACTAGACAAGCAATTGCTTTGAAACAAGCTTTACAAAACCTAACAGATGAGCAAAGAAAATTAAATGTAGAGGTTGCTCAAAGCATAGCTTTTATAGAACAACAAAAATTAATAGCTGAAGATATAACAAAGACTTATGCAGAAAGAGAAGAAGCGGCAACAAAAGCTTTTGATAAAGAAACAGAATTAGAATCTAAAAGAATTGCATTAGCAGAAGAAGCTGTTAGGATAGAAAAAGAAAGACAGTCTACAATTGTACCTATGGCAGAAGATTTAGATGCCTTAGCAGAACTTGAAATTAATTTAGCAAATGTAAGGCAAGAAAGTGCAGGTAGGCAGATTAGTTTACAGAACTTTTTAAATGGATTAAGAGAACAAGAAAAAACAGAATTACAAGCTAAAAGAGATAAAGAAATACAAGACGCAGCTGATAGATTAAAGGAAATAGAAGATGAAAAGAAAGCACGTCAAGAATTATACGATTTTCAAATAGCACAAGCTGATGCTTTACAATTACAATTTAATAAATTTGCTGATGATGAAAAAAAGTTAGCTTTCGATGTTAGAAACTTTAAGCAAGATATGGCAGTACAAGGTTTTGGAGTTATAAAGGAGATTGCAGGTGAAGGGACTAAAGTAGGTAAAGCAGCTGCAATAGCACAGGCTACAATCTCAGGAGTTCAAGGGGTACAGAATGCCTTTACAGCAGCTAATGCAAATATTGCATTGACCGCAGCAACCGCTGGAGCATACCCTATTGGTATGGCAGCATCAGCAGGAGTTTTTGCTGCTATGAATATTGCTAAGATTGCAAGTGGAGGAGGAGGGGTAGTAACACCTCCATCAGCCCCATCACCATCTATACAGACACCTGCACCACAAATGATGTCAGGAGCTTTTGATTTATCAGGAGGAGTAGCACCAGACCCTGTTCAAGCCTTTGTCGTTACAGACGCTATGACAAACAGTCAAAATCAATTAGCAAATATTAGAAGAAGAGCAACAATTTAAATATCAAATAAACTAACTAAAAATCTATTATATACTATGCCTTGCGAAAAATGTGAAAACGGAAAATATAAATGGGGAAAGACAGGAAGCTGTACTTATGACTCTATAGCTGAATGTGAAGAAGCTAATAAAGACTATTACGAAAAGACTACAGCAATAGTTGAACTTGTAATTGCAGATGATAGTCAAGAATTAGCAATAGACGCTATAAGTCTAGTTACTAGTCCTGCAATAGAGCAAGACTTTGTATTTTTTGGTAAAGAGAAAAACAACTTGACATTTGCAAAGGTAGATGAAGAAAAGCGTATGCTAGTTAGTCCTGCTTTAATTCCTAATAAGCAAATATTTAGACACGACCCAAACACAGACTCAGATTACTATGTTTACTTTTCTAAAGAAACAGTCCGTAAAGCATCTGAATTGTATTTAAAACATAACAACCACCACAAAGCTACTTACCAACATCAAGACAGAGTTTCAGGCGTTTTAACAGTTGAATCCTGGATTAAAGAAGGAGATAGTGATAAGTCTAAATTATACGGCTACGACTTACCTAATGGAACGTGGTTCGTTAAAATGAAGATTGAGAATGATGACCTTTGGAAAAAGATAAAAGATGGAGAACTAAAAGGTTTAAGTATTGAAGGCTACTTTACAGATAGAATGGAAGCTATGTCAGAAAAGCAACCAACTAATGAAGAAATACTAAAAGCACTAAACGAAATAATTACAAAATCAAACAAGTAACTAATCTTTCTATTATATATAGAACTTAAAAGAAAACTATGGATATTAAAGAACAAATTTTGGTAGCACTTGGTCTTGACAAAGGCGAAGAAGTAGTAATGGCTTATCAAGCTAAATCAGAAGACGGAACTATTTTCGTTTCAACTGCTGAAGAGTTAGAAGCAGGAGTAGATATTTCTGTATTGACAGAGGATGGTACTACTATCTTATTACCTGTTGGAACTTACAAGACTGATACAGGAGTTACTTTCAGAGTAGAAGAAGAAGGTATTGTTGCTGAAGTTATGGAAACTGAAACTGAAGAAGTAGTTGAAGAAGAATTAGCTGATGAAGATAAAGATTTAGCTGAGGTTGCAGACATTGAAGATTGGAGAGGATTAGAAAAGAGAATCCAAAACCTAGAAGATGCTGTAGCTGACCTTAAAAGAGATAAAGACGGAGGAGATGATGAGGTTGAAGAAATGGCTGAAGAAGTTGTTGCACCTTCTACTAATCCTAAATCTATTAAGACTACAGAAGTAGTTGAGTTCTCAGCAGAAGACGAATTAACAAAGTTGAAAGCTGAAAATGAAAAATTAAAAACTGAGCTAGCAGAATCTCCTGCATCAGCTCCTTTAGATACAAATAAATTTAGTTCAGAAGCTACTAAGGTTTCTTTATCTAAAAGAGAAATATCAAAAATGACAAAAAGGGAACAATACCTTTATAATTTATATAACTAAAATAACTAAAAACAAAAAAAATTATGGCTTTAGCAGTAACATCAAATTACGCAGGGAAGGCAGCAGGATTTTACATCTCGCAAGCACTTCGTTCAGCAAACTCTATGGAGTTTCTAACAATGATAGAAAATATCAAATATAAAAGCAACATACAGAAGATGTCGGCTGCTTCAATGGTTCAGGACGCAACTTGTGATGTGAATTTAGCAGGAACACTTACAATGACTGAGGCAATTCTTGAGCCTAAGAACTTAATGATTCAGTCAGATTTATGTAAGCAAACTTTACTTTCTTCTTGGGAAGCTTTACAAATGAGAGCAGGAGCAGGCGCACCACCACCACCATCTTTCAATGACTATGTAATTTCTTATATGGGAGAAACTATTGCAGATGCAACAGAAACTTCTATTTGGGGTGGAAATAACGCAACAGCAGGAGAATTTACAGGATTTGTAACAGGAGGAGCAGTTGGTAGATTAGTACAAGCAGGTAATACTGTAGTTGATGTAGCTAACGTAGGTGGAGCAGGAACAGCTTACTCAGCAGCTAACATTATTGAAAACTTACAAAACTGTACAGCATCTATCCCTACACCAGTTTACACAAAAGAAGACCTTTACATCTATATGAGTCCTAAGTCTTACAGATTATACATTTCAGCTATCTCTACTTTAGGATATGTGAATGCTTACTCTATGAATGGCGACTATGATGCAGTTTTTGAAGGAATAAAAATCGCCGTTTGCAACGGAATGACTAACGATACTTTAGTAGCAGCAGAAAGAAGCAACTTATTCTTTGGTACTGACTTGTTAAGCGACCAAACTAGTAGAATAGACCTTTTAGATATGTCTACTTTAGATGGTTCAGATAATATTCGTTTATTAGCTCGTTACAGTGGTGGTGTTCAAGTAGGTATTGGAGCTGACGTTGTACTTGTATCGTAATTAAATAAATAATACGGAAGGAGGGGGTAAAACCTCTCCTCCCTTAACCTAATAAAAAAAACACAATGGCTTGTACAGCACTAACAAAAGGTAGGGGACTCGACTGTAACAGAATCAGTGGAGGAATAAAATTCGTTTATTTCGGAGTTTACGACCAATTTACAGCACCAATTGAAACAGTAGGACTTCCTGTTACAGCAGGAGAAGTTACTGATTTAGAAATGGGAGCAAATGACTTATACAGATACACTATGCCTCTAGGCGTAGCAAGTTTAACAGATACAATCGTAGGTAGTCGTGAAAATGGAACTATTTATTACACACCTACTTTAAGTGTTATCTTAAACAGACTTACAAAAGAAGACCAAAATCAAATTAAACTTTTAGGAGCGACTAAACTAGTATGCTTTGCACAATTAAATGCAACTTTACCTTCAGGAACAGATGTTATTGTTGCTTTAGGAGTTACTAACGGAATGGAACTTAATGCAGGAACTATGGACTCAGGAGCAGCATTCGGAGATAGAGGAGGTTATACACTTACTTTTGACGGAATGGAAGCAGAGCCTTTTCCAATGGTAGCAGACTATCCAATAGCAACAGGGCCTTTCACAAATGCAGGGTTTAATTTTGGTGCAATAGTTACATCTTAATTTTCTTATCTGTTTTCTTATAATCTTAAAAGGGTAGCTTAATTGTTACCCTTTTTCTTTTCCAAACAAAAACAGACTTTTTCTATTATATAGTATGATACAAGGATTCACAGAGACTAATATAAATGCAGAACTTTCTACAGAAGACAATAGAATAAATACTTCTGTTGCTTCTACTCAGATTAGATTCCTAGTAAAGTTTATTAATGACCTAGATGGTTCTATTGCTTATTGCTATCCTAATTCAGTAATTTATCCAAGATATACAGGGATGGGTTTTATTTATGAAGCAGTAGTTGCGTCAGTTGATTTTTATGCAGCTGAAATACATCTTCTACCTGCAGGTCATTGGAAATATGAAGTATATGAGGTAAGTTGGATAGGAAGCGTTTCAGTGGCTTTAAATACAGCTCCTGCTACAGAAATAGATATATTACCTGTTATAGATACTAACGGAGTAGTGCAGGGGATAGTAACTAAGGGAATATTAAACTTAACAGAAAAATCAGGAACAGAACAAGTACAATACAATCAACACGAATCACCAGAAGGAACTAACTATATATATTACGGACAATAAAATAAAA